TAACGGGTCTATGGTTCGCGACACATAGCATCCTACTGTACACCCAGTTTTTATTTTTTAAGTTTTTAAAAATATCTTAGGTTATTATAAATGAAAATGTTATCGAACTTTCTTGGTCCAGTGTCCAGACGAACAGAAGCTGTGTTTAAGTCGCAACCCATACTATTTACACTTCTCATCTTGTATCAAGGTCTCTTCTCTGGTAACGCCATTAAGATTCCAAAGAACTTGAAGTCCCTCTTCAACAATAAAATTTTCCGTTTTATTTCCATCATGCTAATTGCATTTAGTGCCACACAAGATATCGAGTACGCCCTCATATCTACAACAATCTTCCTTACTTTGATGTATGCCATTAAAACTCCAGAAGAGCGTAAGGAGGGTTTCATTTAAAAAATGTGGGTTTACAATAGAATGAAGATTCATATCATTGGAGCTGGACCATCTGGGATGTCTCTCGCGTGGGAAATACTTAGATCTGGCAATCACGATATCACGATTTATGACAGAAAAACATCGGCGGGTGGTTCTTGGTGGGAACCCGAAGGTGATTTAAGAGATCTTCACGCACACAGAATTGTCTTCGACAAGGCTTTTGTAAATACTCATCAGTTATTTAGTGAGATGAATATTAATTGGAACGACATTTTTGAACCCGTGGATAAAGATCTTTATACTTTTATGCGTCGCTCACTACGTATCAAGGATTATGGTGCTCTAACATCCCTCGCTTTCAGAGTTCTTACCAAACCTGAAAATTATAAGGGGGTATCTCTAAAAGATGCCCTCGGGGATATCACAGAAGGCGGACAAGCTATACTTGAACACTTACCACTCATTATGGATGGTGTCACATGGAACACCATGTCAGCATATGAGTTTGTAAAGAGCTTTGACCACGTCGCATTTTCCAAGCAGTGTACCCAAAAGGTTTCTGGTAAAGTGATGTGTGACGCCATGCAAGAGGCGCTCGAAGAAGCGGGTGTGGAATTTCAATTTGAAAAGGAACTCAAGGGAGTTGAATATTATGAAAAGGGGTATCGAGCAGAATTTGTTGACGAAACAGTCATTGACGATGGGATGCTTTTCTTATGTTTAGACAATAGTCCAGCTCTCAAGTTCTTGGGAGACAATTGGGGATTAGACGTGGAAAAGAAGGTAAGAGATAGTACATATGGATGTATAAATGTTCTTTTAGACTTTGACGAACCTGTAACTCTTGGAGACGATCTTGAAATTGCAGCTTCTACAAAATTAAATCTTCAACCCGTTGTTCTTGCAGATGGTAATACTATTTCGTGTGTTATATGCGACCTCACCGAAGATATACTTACGTGTCCACCGGATGAACTCAGAAGTAAAGTACTCGAGGAGTTGGATGTACCTCTTCCCAAACAGATACGATTTGGTTGGGGAGCGATATGGGATGGTGAACGTTGGCAATTCTCACAGTCTTCCGGGGTTCTCAGTCTCTACGGTCAACTTCCATTTTTTGGAAAATGTCCAAGCGTTGCTATGTGTGGTATGATGTCTCCAAGAAATACACCATACTCAAGTATAGAAGCGGCAATAGAGGTATCTCGTGCACTTAGTCACACCTGTTTTGGAACACGTGAACCCCTTCAACCACTTCTACTTACTCAAGTCATATCAGTGACACTTTTAGTGCTTATAGTTTTAATTCTAATTTATCGTAATAGAAACCAATGAAGTTTCTAGCCAAAGTATATCAACCCATGTATGACCATAACGAGAAAAAGTATATTCGTTTGGTCATACCTGAAAAGTGTGCGGAGATTGCCCAAAGAATGCACACAAATAAGCGAAATATGATTGTAAACGAGAGAATCGATAATCCTTTGGATGGTAAAGTATTAACCGTAAAAGTTCCATTTCGTTATCGACGAGTCATGTGTGAAGTTCGTGGTCAACCAATTCAATCCTTACTCGTAGACGACGAAGTTGAAGTTGAAGTTGACTTTATGGGTGTTTGGAATGTAGGTGACTACAGTGGATATTCTTGGAAGCTTGTGTCTATTAAAAGTTAAAGTCCTTATATTTTAAATGCTCACACGAACGGGTTATCTCGTGACTGAGGGACCAATTCAAGAAATTAAAAAAGAATTGACAGTAAGACCACAGGTCAATAGCGACTATGGTTTCCCTCCACCACCTTTCAAAGTTTTTAGAGCAGCTAAGAATGGAGTGTGCGTTCCAAGATTCTACGGAACTGCTAAACTTGGTAAGCCTAGTCAAGACAGGCGTCCCGACCCAGTCAGAACAAAGGCAAAATTCGTCGGGCAGTTACGAGATACAACCCATCAGAACGAGGCTCTTGCTGCGGCTCTTCAGGCAGGTCATGGAGTTCTCTCACTCCCATGTGGGTATGGCAAGACCACCGTATCCTTGGCGATAGCGTGTAAGTTGGGGTATCGTACTATGATTGTTGTACATAAGCAATTTCTTGCAGATCAGTGGAGAGAGAGAATTCAACAGTTTTGCCCCGGGGCGACAATTGGAATTGTACAACAAGATAAGAAGGAGGTTGAGTGTGACTTTGTCATAGCCATGCTTCAGTCACTATCTCTAAAGGAATATTCATTTAGTGATTTTGATTCTATCGGTACTCTCATTGTTGACGAAGCCCATCATATATGTGCAAAGGTGTTTTCGCAGTCCCTATTTAAGATGTGTCCAAAGCATATATTTGGTCTTTCGGCAACTCCCGAAAGAAAAGATGGTCTCACAAAGGTCCTTCATTGGTTTATGGGTCCTACATTTTTTGCAGTGGAAAGAAAAAACCAGGAACAAGTGGAAGTGTTCCCGATAACCTACGAATCCCAAAAATATAGGAATCCACCACCGTGTACACGAAATGGAAAACTCTCTATGCCCAATATGGTCACCGAAGTGGTTGAAGACCGTGAAAGGAATAAAATGCTTGTAGAATTGGTTAAAAAGGCTTCCGCGGGTACGAGGCAATTACTTGTTCTTAGTGATAGAAGATGGCACTGTGAAATGCTCCATCAATGTTTCCCAAAGACTTCGGGTCTCTATATGGGTGGTATGAAGGAAGCCGATTTACAAGAATCCTCAAAGAAGAAGATTATTTTTGCAACTTTTAGTCAAGCACACGAAGGTCTTGATATTCCAACACTTGACACAGTTATATTGGCTTCGCCGAAATCTGATATTACCCAGAGTATTGGTCGTATTATGAGAGAAACAAAGGGAAAGAAGAACAATCCACATATATACGATATTCACGATCCGTGGTCTATCTTTACGGCTATGTATTACAAGAGAACAAAGGTGTATCGTCAAGGTGGTTTCAAGATACACGGTAAAATTGCCGAAGAAGAAAAGAAAGATGACTTCCCTCAGGGAAAGTGTCTGTTTTTATAATCTAAACAATAAATAAATGTCTGGTGCATTGATTCAACTTGTCTCAAAGGGTGTACAAGATGTTTATCTTAATAGTGAAGAGGGTCATTCATTCTTTCGTATGAAGTTTACTAGACACACAAACTTTTCACAAGCTCCAAAGTTAATTAAGACTATTACAGACCGGGACTCTACATTTATTGTTCCAGTTCTTGGTGATCTTATTAATTGTCTTTGGTTTGAGGGTCTTGATAAAAACTCAAACGTTTCATCAAATCTTTTGTTTGATTCGACTATTGATCTTTATGTTGGGGGTCAAAAAATTGATTCACAGCATTATGATTATTACGCCGACATTTGGCCAAATTATCTCGCAGATAGTCATCCAAAATCACAGGAACTTACAAATAAAACAAGTATCTCTAATAGAAACTTTCAACCACTTCACTTTTTCTTTTGTGATAATGGGGCATTCTTACCTCTTGTATCGTTAGCACATCATCAAGTTGAAGTACGAGTAAATTTTAAAAATTCAAGTCTTACCGGGTTTTCTGACGCCCAAAAACGAATGAATGTATATGGAAACTACATTTTCCTAGACAAAGAAGAGAGAGAATCACTTGTTAAGAGACCAATGGATCTAGTTATTACACAGACGCAACGTTTAGATTTTCCACTTTCAAATGTGTTTGATAATACAGTTGAAACTGGTGGATATAATGATCTAGATTTAAGTGCATTAAATCACCCTGTAAAGAGTCTATTTTTTGGGTTTTCGGCAACAAGTATTGATCCCACAAATGATCGCTTTACATTCAGAAATGCTGATATTCATATGAATGGAACACCACTTCTCGAAAATATGTCACCAACATACTTCCACACGGTACAAAACTACTATAAATCAAAATATGGGGTAACCGACTTTAGAGTTGATACAGAAGATCTTATGTATACTCGTTACTTTGCATATCATTTTGGTTTAAATGTATCAGACTACAATCCGTCCGGAACGTGTAACTTCAGTAGACTTGATAATGCAAAACTTATAATACGCGGAGCAGAAAAGGGAAACTTTAGGGTAAGTCAAAAAGATATTTATGTATTCGCCGTAAACTATAATGTACTCAGGATCAAGGATGGTTTAGCTGGAATTTTATTCGGTAACTAATGTATAAATGGGTAGAACAGCTAGGTTCGAGCAAATTTATGTGGCTAGTTTAGACGCAGAACCCGTTGAGCAGGAAACCCTTACAGGAGTCAAAAGTATTTTGACGAGCGAGATTGAGGCAAATGAAATCCGGATGGTTGCAAATGAAGATGGTGTACGTGGTCGTTTAGCTATATCAAACACTTCTCCTACAAAATCTTTTAGCGTTGGAGATAAACTTTTTATAGATGAAACAAACACAATTGTTTTTGATCTCAAAGATCGTGGACGTGCATCTCGTTTCTTTGTAGATGACCAACTTGCTATAGGTACAACAAACCCCACTAAAACTTTTCAGGTTGTCCATCCCACTACCGGAAACACTATTGTAAATATTGACGCAACTGGTCGTGATCTTATGACAGTAGCTGGAAATCTTGTGGCAACTAATGTAATTTTACAACATAATTTGTCAACACCTGGTGCAAATCTTGTAATGCGCGGAACTGCTTCCAATGTTATAAGTGTTGTAGGTGGTACAAAAACTACAAATTTGTATGTCACATCAAATGCATACATAGGTAACGCCATTTCGTTATCAAGTTATGGTTCGAATGTATTGCGAATAACTGGTAATACTTTTCAAAATGGTAGCTTCACAATCACTGGTAATGTAATAGTCACCGGTAATCTTACTGTTACGGATACTTCAACATCGATTTCCGCTCAGGAATTACGTGTATCCAAT